ATAATAACGCTATTAACCACAATAATACTTTTCTATTAGTAATTATTCTCCAACAACCACTAATTATGGGCCTACCCTTCATATAAATATGAATAGCTCGTTTTAATGAATGTTTACTTCTCAAATTCGAAGTCAAAACAGTTAATTCTCTAATCTGGTTATTTTGACTCCTCAACACATTCTCTAACCCTTTTTCTCCATTTACCATTATATCATTTAGAATAAAATCAAGCTTAGCTTTTATCCCCTGTTGAGGATGTAATACTGCATCATAAATAGCACATAAGAACTTCTTATCCTTTCTAGACATCCCTCTAGTTTCAATTTTCCGCATATTCTTATTACTCCTGTTTATAAAATTTCAAGGTCATAATTTACCCAACTGTAATGTTAACAGTTCCACTTGCAACGAATACAGTCCCTTGCACTTCAACGTGAAAATATATCGTTCCCGTAGGAGCAATCATAGAATTCGTAGATATAACTGTAAATTCTCCATTTGTATCAGTGAGTGAAGTGCAAAAACTTGGCGTGTCTACAGTCCCGCTAAGATTCAACGCCCCGGTGCCAGAACCATTACCAAATGTTATAGTTTGATTGGCGGGTTTTGAAACCGAACCATAGCTCGAAGTGCTTACCCACCAATGAACTATAAATCTTTTATCCGTAATCGTGCCATTGCTGAAATTTCTTATTCTAACAGTGAATGTCCTTGCAGCATCTGTCCCACCAACGGTTATAAACGGTTTGATTAAACCACCTTCTAATATAAACTTATTTCCCGTAGCATTCCATCGGAGAATATCACCATCCGTTTGTGCTTGTCCCGTTTGCGGGAAAAAAGAAACCACACTGAAAAACAGTATTAAAAGAATTATTTTTTTCATATATTTTCCTTTCATTACCAGACGTGAACGATAATCACAATATTATGCGCGTATAATTCATCGCAATTACTCCGTATTTTACAAGTGTTTAATCCTGTTGAAACCACATATAAAGTTCCTAAAGGAACGCCTGTTACATTTTTCCCCCAACTTGCAGAAACCACGCTTGAAGCAGAAAGTCCTGTTATTGCAACATCAACTTCATCGGTTGCGGCTACTATGGCTGACGTGAAGAAAACACCACGCAGAACTGTTTTTGTAATACTTGAGTTTCCGAGCACTACTGAATTTGCACCCGCTCCAGTAGCATCAAAACCAATTACAATTGAATTAACATCAGAATTGTTGAGTCCCTTTGCTCTTGAACCAATATATAATGAATTACTTGGTGTTATTAATGCGGTAATTCCATCTGCTTGAAATTTTCCAGCACGATATCCAAATGCCGTATTATCGTTATAAGCCCCTTCTAACATATATAGAGCCTCAAATCCTGCTGATGTATTATTGCTGCCAGTAGTATTCTTATAAAGAGCCCCTTCATTCAAACCTGAATTGTAAGAGCCAGTAGTATTGGAAAGGAGAGCGCCTGCTCCCAGCGCCGTATTCATAATACCAGTAGTATTTGATTGAAGAGCAAATTTCCCAAATACTGAACAGTTGTGACCCGAAATATTGGAAACAAAAGCTGATACTCCTACCACAGTATTATTAATACCAGTCATTGTCATATTTCCAGCATTTACTCCAGCAAAAAAATTTGAACTACCATAATTATGAATGTATCTATCATTGCCAGAATAAATAATACCAATCGAAGCGGTGGAAACAGGCAAATGTATATTTCTATATGGATATGTTGCAGAACCCAAATCTATCGTTCCACTCGCATTCGGAATTAAAGCCGCGTTAATTGCAACAGCACTCAAATTGCTCAATGCAGAATTCGCTTTTGCATTGAAAATATCGTAATCGGTTTTACTCAATAAACCCGCCGTAACACTCGCCGTCGAAGCCATCGGAATATTTAATGTGTGAGTAGAAGTTACTGAAGAGAAAGCAGGAGCAGTCCCAGCCGTCCCTATTGCAAATGTTTGTGCACTCGCATTCAATCCACCTAAACTATAAATACCGATAGAAGCTGAAGTAGCAAATTCCGTTGCAGATGCATCACTCCATTTTACCCATACTTTTTTACCCAAACCTGTATAGAAAAACGCATCTGTTAATTTAGGAGAACCTGGAGCAATAGTTAAAGAATCCATTCTCAAAAACGGAATATCTTTTACCTTGAATTGATTGCTACCCGTTACTGTTCCGTCCCAATATTTGATTGAAACAGAATCTTGTGAAAATGCTGAAGAAGTTATAAATACCAGCATTAAGATTGTTAGAATTAATTTTTTCATTTTATTTTCCTTTTATATTATTTTAAAATTTATTTGTCCCAAATTATTATAAATTTACAGTGCAAATGTTCTATAATTGCATTCTGTCTTTTGATGTCTTTTTCTGTTTTGTTTTTATGTGCTTTTTCATATACCTCATAGATAGTATTAGTTTCAACACAATAGCCATCAACAATATATCCAAGAGGATGTATTACAAATTGTCGAATAATTTTACAATTATCGAATTGTTCTTGTTTATCCAAAAGTTGTTTTTCATTTTTACCAATACTTATTCCCGTGCCATTTTTCAAAACTCTATTAAAAGCAGAAATTCTCATATTTTGCTTTATTTCTTCTGGAAGTTTTTTACCTAACCAATATCTTGCATTATTAAGTTTTATTTTTTCTTTTTCTTCTTCGGAATGTTTTCTGCCTCTCATTTTTTCTTTTGTTACTTCTGAATGCGGACGTTTTTTACCAAGCCAATATTTTGTGGGATTCTTTTCTCTGGCTTCCTTCATTTTTTCTTTTGATTCTTTGGTATGTTTATGCCCAAGTGCATTTTTATTTCCTATTCCTGCTAAACCTATATTTTGTTTTGTTGCTTTGGTATGTTTAGATCCTTTTTTTCATAGTATAATATACAATAATTTATTCATTCACGGAAGTATTATTTTATGACCGAGAAGTAAATAGATAACTTCTATATTATTAAATTCATCGGTATTGCTGAAAATTGTGAACCCTTCTATAGTTCGATTTCTAACGCCAAGTTCTCCCAGAAAATTCAATCCATGCCAGCTCGCCAAAACTTTGGCGTTCGGATTCATTCCGCCTATTACGAACACTCTAATGGAATCGCCAACCAAATTAAGTGTTGCAGTGCCATAGCTTCCAGCAGGAAATTGAATTACTTTTTGAATAATCAGCGTGTCTCTCAATATCATTTTTTTATACCATGCTGAACTATCTGCATAAACTGCAGCTTGTTTCACACCACCGACTCTGATAGGAAATTCGGTTTGTGTGTAACCGAAACTCGATAAAAATAAAATCAGGAATATTATTTTTTTCATTCACGTGTTATAAGTGTCAAATCGAAATAATTATTACCGCCTGTGCCATCTGCTCCATAATCCGCCAACTTCAATGGAATTGTCACTATTCCATTCAATATCGTCTCAATCGAATTTTTGACTATTTTTCTATCTTGGTAGTCACCACCGATAATCACCAGCGGGAGTTGTGTGAATAGCGGGACCGCATTCCCACGAATATCGATATTGAGCGGCGCTGTTCCTGTTACGAAATTTTGCCAATTATTTGGCGGTGTAGGGCTTATCTGAATCTTTCTAAATAAGAATGTCGCATTGATTGCATTCTCCGAACCCATCCAAATCTTACCCCATTCGGGTTTAAGAACTCCATCAGCCGCCCATATACCAAATCGAGAAATTTCCGTCCAATTGCAAGTGTAAGCACCCGCCGAGTAAGTCGCAGTCACCAAGATTATTCCTGTATTTGCGGCATCTCTAATTGTCACAGTCAATCCTGTTAAAAATACAGGTCTACCAGCCACTTCGTAAACAATTACCTTTTGCAAACTTCTCGCCATTATATAATCCAAATTCCATCTATACTCAATATCTCATCAATATAAGAGTTATAGGCTATATCTTCTACTGCATCATAATAACAAATATCCAAAATTTAGAAATATTAAACATCTTTATCCTCTGTAAAAGTTAATTCAAAGGAACGCTTTGTTAAATCCCAAAAATTCTTTTTAATATTAACAATACTCAACTTACCTACTAATATAGGAGGTACATCATCAATATAAGGATGTAATGTTAAAAGAAAACCTTTACTTTGCCAAGTCAATAATTTTAACATATCATTCCAAAATTCTTGACTTACATAAGAAAAACTAGCCTTTATTACATAACGATAATCTGCCTTAGAATCACTTAAACTAGAAATTACTTCTTTAGAACTTGTTTCCTCAACAACAGACCAACTTACTGAACCCATATCTGGCCAAACATTATAACGACCAAAATCCACACAACCATCGGAAGGATAAGATAAGCCCGCAGAATGTTCTAATATAATATCATCTAAATATAATATTAATCGATCATCTACCGTAGGCGTCTGCCCAGATAAAGTTCCTACATTAGTAGTTATCTTTATACTAGGGGGGAGATGTTTAATTCCACTAGTCCTAAGATTAACAGGAGAACTCAAATATTTAACCCAACCTGTATCCCTAGTCCCTGTAGTAACTAAAGTTAAAGCACTAAATGTAATAACTTCTGACCAAGAATAAGCTCCGGGATCAATATAAGGAAATATATAAGTAGTAGCAGGATCTACCTTATTACTAGTAAAAATAGCCCTATAAATTATACCTACTCTATAATAGGCATTAGTTACTAGTGTACTATATTTCCAAGGTGAAACCAAAGTAGCTTTAGCTGCTGCGTCCTGACCTGCTTCTAATAAAAATTGTATAAACTGACCTTGGTTTGGTGATCCATAAGGTCCATATTGCATTGATAACCTTTGAGCATAAGATTTTCTATATCCCCCAAGGTGAGTAGTTCCTATTAAAGCATTGACCGTAACATTATTACCTACAGACCATAAGGAAGTAGTTTTAAATCTTATTTTACCTATACCAGAAGTACTCATATCTATAATATTAAAAGGCTCAATAGCATTTTCAGATAAAGTAATATTTCTTGCATAATAACTGCCATCCTTCCAGGATCCTAATAAATATTCGCCAGATCCTAATGTTACATTTACTATAGCAAAATAACTACTTCCTATAGTCTCTACAGAACTAACAGTATTATTAGTAATAGTCTTCCGACCTCTATATCCTAATTGAATTATACCACTTTTTATTCCTTCACATTTTAAAACAACTCCATAAGGAAACCAAGCCTCTGCTTTACCTTGTCCAAATAGAGTATAAGGATCTGATACTTCATAATCTAAAGTAGTATCCGAGTACTTGAGATAGACTATACCTGTAGTTGCTGCACCTTCCTTATTTGTATGTGAAGCCAAGATTTCTAATTCTTCAGTATCATTGTTATCAGTATTAGGTCCTAATCTTACTTTGTCACCAAATTGGACAATATCATCTAACCAAAAATTATTCTCTGTATTAAGAATTGCTTTATCTACATTATCTCCAGTAATAACTGCAGCAATAGTACTTACAAATCGAGTTCCAGTAGAAAATCTACGGTCACGCAAATCCACTGCGATTGCCATTTGCCACGGGTTTCCTTGCTGATATGTAATACTAGCCATATTTATCCTCCTCTACCTACTGCCTTTCTTGCTATTTCCGAAAGGTCCAATTCTCCCCTATCAACAGCCGATTGTATAGTTGACACTAGTAAATCTTGAACTTGTTCCGTAAATTCAGCAACTGAACCACTTCCTATGAAAACTTGATTTCCTGAAATATAAACAACTGGAGAAATAGTAATATCAAGATTTTCAGCTCTTATAGTCCCACCTGTGGTTCTCTCTCCCTCAATTCTACCCTCTGCTTCAGCTGCTGTTACTGCTGTAAATTCACCACCAGGAGTACCACGTTCTAGTGCTGTAGCTCCGAATCCACCAGCTGCTTGTATACCTACACCAGCTGCAACCATTCCCCAATTAACTCCTGCCATTGCTCCATGAGCTCCTGCAATAGCTCCATAAGCCGTAGCAGCAGCAGCAAATTGAGCAGCATATAACTGTCCCACTGGAGGAGGCATTAAAGCAGAAGCAGCAGCCATAGAACCTGCCCAAAGGGCCATTTGAGCTGATTCATAAGCCCTACCTGAAGAACCAATTGCTTGTCTAACCCCTTCTTCAATTAAAGCTGCTCCAACAGATCTTGTAATACTTCTTATAATGTCAGCAGCCATTCCTGCCCAAACTTTTCTACGGTCCGCAGCAGTTTTAGCATCAATTCTTTTCATGTTTTCAGCAAACTGAGCTTGAGTTATTTCTCCTTGAGCCAAGGCCTTCTTTTGTTCATTAACCATATCACTTTGGGTTTTACTTATACCAATAGTAACCTCATACATAGTATTACCAAATTCCTGGAAACCTCCTACCATTTGCTCAATTGAACTTAACCAAGCAGCAGCTTCATCAACAGCCAATTGTCTACGTTTCATAGATTCTTCTTCTGTAATGGTTGTCATCTCAGATTGACATTGTCTATCTATCTCCACTAAGTCAACTTTATATTTAGCCATTGCTCCCATTATTTCATAATTACTCTTAGCATTTTTAAGATTAGCTATATATTGCATCTCGGCTACTTGTTTAGCAACTATAGCTATTTCAGCTAACTTTGCCTTTTGTTCAGCAAATACCATAGTAATTTTTTGGCCTTCGGCCTCGTAATTCTTACCTAAGAATATTCGACTTAAAGTAATCTCCCCTACTCCAAGACCTTCCATTTGCATACTCTTTATACTTTGCCTGGCTGCATTGCCTATCTCAGCCATCTGCTTACTTAATTGTAATAAAGGAGTAGCATCAATTAATGCCATTCTTTCAATTATTAAATCTAGACCCTTAACTAAATTCTGAATATTTGGATCAGCTTCTATACTAACTTTACTAACTCTCTCTATTGGAACCTTAGTCTTCTTACTAATTCTTTCAGCAACCTCTTGTCTTTGTCCTTTTAATAAAGCTTCAGCCGTAACCTTAACTCTATCCATTTCCTCACGTTGTAACTGATAAGCCCTAACAGTATTACGAATAGACGTTAAATAAGGAGCACTATAACCTTGTAATTCTTGTATACTTTCTGCTAAGGACAAATTAGAGTTTGTTAATTCTCTCACCGCCTTTCCTTCTTGATATACAAGTTGTTCAATTTCTCTCGCCAGAGCTCTTCTTAACTCTCTTTCTTTTTCAATAACAGCTGCTAATTCTCTTCGTTTAAGGTGCTCTATAAGTATTGAAGTTGCTAATATCAGAGCCCTTTCTTGTTCACTCATTGCTTCTGCTTTTTTAGCTTCACTAGTTTTTGAAATAGCATTACTAACTTCTCCATATTTAACTATCCACTGATCCAGTACCTTCACGGCAAGACCTTCCCCCTTAGCTTCTAATTGAATTCTAATTGTAGCAAAGACATCTGTTAATCTTTTATTAAGTGCAGCAAGTGCTACTTCCTGATCACTAGTCAAAGCAATACCTGAACTTAACTGCATAAAGTACTGCCCAAATATATCAGAGGCTTCTTTAAATGATTTAGCTGCTAAACTGGATTCTCTATTAATAACCTGCCAAACCTGTAATTGGAAATCAGTATCTGTCTTCAAACTTTCTTCCAATAAACTTATTTGCCTCTTCAAATTATAATATTGACGAGAATAATATTCTTCTCTAATGGCTGATATACCAAAAACTCCAGTCTCATTGAATATCTTCCAAGCTGCATTCATTTCCATAGTCAACCTCTTGTGCCTTTCCATTGTATCTAGAACTTTAGTAGATTTTGAACTCATCTGATCCATTCCACTATTAAACTGTTCAAGACTACGAGATAAATTATTAAGAGCCTTGGGTCCTGATTCTCCTAATTCTTTAAACTTCATTTCTAATTGGGAAAGTTTTAAGGTCTGATCTGTAATATTTGCATGGAGCACGTCTCTTAAATTCTTTATTTGATTGGCTATACCTTCTAATTCACTTTGAGCTTTAGTATAAGTACTAATTAAACGAATAACAAGAGACTCATCATAACCTCTTAATCTAATATCAGCCGTCTCTCTTTCTATAGCAAGTATCCTTTGATTACCTTTTCTTATTATTTTTGCTACGGCCCGTTGATGAGCTTCTTCAGAAATCCTTATCAATAATTGTCCATAAGTAACTGCTCCATATCTTTGTTTAATTATTGTCTCCTCAATTGCAATATCACTCAAGGTAGCCTTCTTCAACTTCTGTATCCTTTCAACAGATTTAGATTGCATCTCCCATATTTTCAATAATTCAGAGCCTGAAGATAATTCCTTTACCATTTCCTCTGCAGTATCAACAAATACCTGTCTACGAGCAAGATGTTCATCAGTAATCTGACTCATCTTGCTCATGGCCTCACCATAAGCACTTTCAAATTCTTGGAACCTACTTAAGGATTCCTCTACAGACTTCACATTTTCCTCAGTAGGATCACTTACTGCTCTTATCTGAGCAACTGCCAATTCTCCTTGAGTCTTTATCATCTTACTATAACTATCATTAGCAGTCTTCAATACTTCAATATAATCAGATCTCAAATACTTACTGTATAATTGAGTGGAAGTCTTTACATCATCTAATCTATTCTTATAAACCCTAACTTTTTCTGATACATCTTGTAATTGCTTTGAGGAAGAATCAAGCCTCTTATTTAATTCATTAAGATCTGCTGCTCTCTGCTTTGCTCCTGCAAACCAATCAATTACCTTGAATGCAGCTACTGCTATTAACATCGGCCATAAGACTTTAAATAATGCAACAAAAGCTGTTTTTAATCCTACTACGGCTAATGCCCAATTATTAGTAGCTCCGGTAGCTGCTCTCATACTAGCCGTCCAAGCCTTAAATCTAACAGGTATATTAACAAGCCATTCTCCCAAACCCTTTACAGAAGTCTTTACAGAATTTATAGTCCTACCAAAAAACCCTGATACAGTATTAGCAGCCTTCATTGCTATAGTATTTGCTTGAGTCTGAGTAGTTAATGTTAACAAATTTTTTCTAACTGCACCAATAACTCCAGAAAGTTGTCCTGAACTTTGTATTTGCTTATATTGCTCAGCAGTAACACTTCTTAATACAACTCCGTGGGCCACAGCATTTAGTCTAGCTGTATATTGAGATAAACTCATTTTATCCAAGGACCTAGCAGCTCTTAAAGACATAACATCAAGCATACCTTGTCTAACTGCAAATTCTTTAAATCCTCGCAGATTAGTTGCAATCAATCCAGGAAGTCTTTTAAAGTTGTCAAGCTGAGCTACTCTATTCATTACAGTTAAGGACTGAGTGACGTTATGAATATGAGGAGCTATACTTGAAATAGAGACTCCAATACCCCTAAAAATTCCACCTATCATACCACCCATCTTCATAGCAATCCATAACTTAATAACCCACATGATAGTAGTAGAAAAGTTATATGCTATTTTTATCACACTTCCCCCAATAAAACCAAATAAGCCTGCTACGTCTTTTGTAAAAATACCTATATCTCTTGCAAAACTCTTCAAACTTGCTCCCAATTTTTGGTTTTCATCTCCCCAAACTTTTATACTACCTACTATATCACCTATAGCAGACATAAATGTACTAACTGCAGGTCCTAACATATTACCTAATGTTACTTGCATTTGTAATAAATTAGCATTGAATTGCATAATAGCTCCACTGGCAGTATTCATATATTTATCAATATTACCAGTAAATACTAAACTCTCTCTCAGTATTCCTTCATACTTAGCTTGACGTTTTTGAAGTTCAGTCAAGGCTCCAACTGTAGTACCAATACTCGCAGCAAATTCTTTATACATGATGGACAAGTTCTTCGTCACCCCTGCATTGTCAATCATAATACTATTGTTCTGGATAATCGAGTTGGCTACGAAGTTAAAATTATGCGGTACTGATAATTCGTAAACCTTCAATTTTCCTTTGTAAGTAATCTTTACAACCTTCTTCAATATTGGTAAACATACTAAGGATTTCTTCAAATGTTCGTTCAGTAAAGTGATAGTCTTCTCTGTGACACCGTGTACAAAGGGTGATACCATTATTGATTTCGAGCCGAAGATCTGGGTATTCTTTTTGAGAGAAAAAATGATGCGCGTTATTATTACCTGTGCAAGGCTCACCGCATTTAACACATCGTAACTCATCGCGGAGAAATACTTGCCGTTTCCACTCTTTATATTCTCTTCGTTGTCGCCCTGATTTTTTATGACTTCTTCCACCCTTCCAAGCTGGATGATTTTCTCCTCTTGCTGTTTGAGACCACCAATCTGCTCTGCATTTTCTTGAACAAAACCTTGTAATTTTTTCTCTAGCAGGGATAATAACCATTTCTTTTCTACAAATTTCACAGGGTCTTTTGATCTTATCAACATATCTAGGGCTATTTTCGCCAGAGTTGTTTCGTCCATTATTGATTGCCCGGCAAGTAGCTGAACATAAAGCTCCGTATCCTCTTTGGACCAATTTTGTAGACGCAACAAAATCTCTTCTGCAGATTCGGCAGTTAGATTGAGAGAATCCTTTAATAATTCCCCGTCCTTCGACAAACTCTCTTGTTGCAAAAGTTGCAAAACATTTACTACTGCAGACGGAATATCTATACCAACTTCGGTACTTATTTCCGATGAGTTCAAATTCTTTTCCACAAACTTTACATTGTTGCATAATTCCTCATTATTGTTAATATTTAAAGTTTCTTCATTAACAATATAGAGTAAATCTTGATTTTCTACTAAGTCTCCTGTAAAAACAAAACCTTTTGGAGTTAAGAACCTATGATTGATAGTAACTTCTTCAGTTTTACCATCTTCTAATTCTACTTCAAATACTTCTTTTATTCCATTATAATGTAAATATTCTGCCTGTGCTACTTCCATTAAACCTGTTTGTCTATTCACTGATAAAACGCAAGGAACAATACCTCTATCATGCCACCCCTCAATTGTATCCCATTCCCTTCTAACAGGATCATAAATTCTAGTATCCCACGCAATACAATTATGGACTATCATTTGATTAGCCATAAAATTGTGAACCTTCTCTACAGTTAAATCATAAACAGGCTCTGCTCCTATAGAAATTACAGAAATTACCTTTTCCCATTTCTCCTTAAAAATTCTCTTAATCTGATGGATCTTATTATGACATTTTACACACACTGTAATCCCATTATTTATGTCTAAAGCTAAATCAGGTCTTTCTCTTACAGAAACCCCATGATGCGTACATAAATAATCTTTACTACCACATAATCTACAAACCTTATTATCTCTTATCAGAACATCCTTCTTCCATTTTAAATAATCAGTTGACTTAATACCTAAATTATCACAACGATTATTTATATAATTCCAAGCCCTTCTAACTTTGGGATTACTTAAAGCCAAACCTTGTCTAAACATTGAAAGACATTCGTCTGAACAGAGATGTCTATCTCCAACCTTATTTACTAGTTTGTGCTGTTCTATATCAAATTCAATACCACAAAGATCACAATTATATCTTACTAATTTATTCTTACCATACTTAAAATTATAACCATTTTCCCCTATAGCATTAGATGATATCCACTCACCTTTACATTCCCTAGAACAAAAATGATTTTCATCCTTATTCAATCTAAAAGGCTTCTTGTAAAAAGATTTACTACATACAGAACAAATAACATTAGACTCAGGACCTATTGAAGGATTTTCAATATACCATTTCTTTTTACAATCAAAAGAACAGAACTTCTTTCTTTCCATTTTAGAAGGTTTGGTATGAAATTCAGTTTTACAATATAAACAAGTTTTATTGTTTTCTCCTCTTCCGGAACCTTCTTTAGTTTTATAATCATTACAACATTCTTGTGAACAGAATTTCTTCCTGCCTAATTTAGCTTTCTGAACTTTAATTAACTCACCACAGTTTAAACAATCAATAAAATATTCATCTCCCTTCTCTTCATAAGTCAATTCAAGTTCTTTATTGTAAAAATCTACTATCTCAGTGTGATTGTCTACAGCTAAGATTTCATCCTCATTAACTACTAAATCCTGAACCTCTACCCATCCACGTTTTGTATATACTCTATCTTCTGCAGTTAACTCAATATCTTTCCCAGACTCTAATGTAACTTTAAATCCGTCCCGTTCTCCATTGCAAATAGCACTAGTAACTAAATTATACTCTAACTCCTTATTTTCTTCGTTATAAGAAATAGTATAAAATGGACTATTCCAATTATCAAAAATATCCCCAATAGTTTCATAAGTTCTTGTTAAAGTATTGAAAATTAAAGACTTACGAGTTTTACAATTCTCATTTTTTATTCCTTCTGTAGCTCCAATTACAGCTTCCCCTAATGATAATTGTCCTTGCCTATTAAAAGCAGCAGCATTAGTCAGAGCATTCATCAAATTGATAGATTCAGGCAATCCATAGCCTGCTGATAATAAATTTTTCAGGGCAGAAGCAGATTCTCGAATACTCATTAAACCTTTCTCTGAAAAACCTAATGCTGCCATTTCAGCCACTTTTAAATTAGCCCCTGTATTCACTGCTACTGCTCCTAAACCTTTGATGGCAGCTTCAGCAAGTCTACTTGACTCAAAAAACTTACCCATCATTGCCATCATTCCCCCAAAAGTAAAGGCAAGCAATAATAGCTGATTACGTAAAGCTCCAAAGAATCTTGTTAATTTAGCTGTAGATCCTCTAAATTGTTCTAAACGGTGATAGAAAAACCCCATTTCTTCTCTTGTTCTACCCGCTGTTGTGCTAAAATGCTTAAAATGGTCTCCAGTAGCCTTAATAGTTTGGCCAGTAGATTTAACAGCTTTACTAGTCTTATCTAGAGCAGTCTGTTTCTGTTTCAAAGCCGATGTAGAAGTTGTAGTAGCCCTATCAGTATCTTTAATAGAAGAAATAACTGCTCGAGATCCCTTAGCTAATCCCCCAAAAGCTGTTTGTGTAGCTTTAGCTGCCTTAGCAGTTTGGCTTAAGCTAGTTCCAGCCTTGTTTATACTCTTACTGCCTCTCTCCATTTGAGTAACGGCCTGACCAAACGAAGAAACTAATTGACCCATTTGTTTCCCTTCATCCTTCATACCTCTACCTAAATTACCTACAGCAGTAACCATTTTGGATGTAGACTTATCTAAGATACTCAATAATCTATCTTTTTGAGTTACTGTTAATGATTCTGTAGAAAGGGCTTTAGTTTCTTCAGAAACTTCAGTTTTAAGTTTTTTTGCTTTAGTTGCAACTTTATCCTTAGCAGAAGCTAGTTTTTCTGCGGCCATTTGCAATTTTTTATATTCTTCTGTACTAGCTTTAACTTGAGTTATATCTTCAACTCCTACTTTAGTAATAGGAGCTTTAACGCGGGGTACTTTAACTGCTTTTCTATATTCTCTATCAATTCTAGCTTCCTCCTTAGCTAACATATCTTGTTCTGCTAACCTTCGAGCTCTAGCAGCTTCTCTTGCAGCAGGAGGAGTTACTCTAATTTTTTCGGGAGAGATAATTCTAGCCTTAGCAGTTATTCCTGCTTCCTTAGCCAATGTTTTCTCTTTAGTGCTTAATTCCCCTATTCTTTTTTCATATAAAATAGTACTATTTATAACTTCAGTCATAGCACTTCTAACCTCACGTAGGCCCTTACTAACCTTTCCCAAGTTTACTAAATCTGAATTCTTTACAACATCAAATTTTACTGATCTTAATGATCCACCTAATTTAACATACTCCTTTTCTAATTCCCCTAAAGTAGTTTTTAATTTATTAAGTTCTACCGTTGGAAAACTGGCAACTCGCTCAGGTTTACTTATTGTTCGCTTAATAGACTCTATAGACCTAAGCTTACCTTCCATTGCAGCAAGAGAACCTAGATCTTTATCTATATTATGAACCATAGCTGCTAATTGTCTATCAGTAGCAGCAGCAGATACTCCAAACGCAGCAAGGGCTTTCTGGGCCGAACCTAATTGACCCATACCTTTAACTGAGATATCCAACAACATCTCAAGCCTTTTCTGCATTCTATCACTCATTCCAGAAGTCTCCAATTATCTTAGTAAATATTAAATTTTTTAATTTCTTTATTGCCCCCTCATTAAAATAAGCAAAGGGTCTAGCAGGAACCTTAACAGTTACTCTCTTTCTAGATGAGGTCTCACTTCCTGCCAATATCTTACCTCCTCGTCCTGCTCTAAATTTTCTAGCCACATCAACTTTTTCACCGGGATTAACTAGAACCTTATAATGTTTATGTCCATATTGTTTTTTCAAAGTTACTAATTCAGCTTCTTCAGTTCCTCCCTCATTTTGAATAGCAGCATAAGGAACTAAATTTGTGAACCTAATGGACATTCGGTCTTCTGTAGTTTCTATACTCAGACCTCTTTTACCAAAACCTCTTTCAAGTCTTCCTGTCCTATGCAACACAGGATATTTACCACTAATAGGAAATCCTTTAATAGCTCTAATAATATAAGTATACTTTTTTAATTTAGGCCAATTAGGTGGGTTACTCCCTGCTCTCCCATCAGAAAGATTTTCTTCAATGTTTTGTTTCAGAATAGTATAAATTTTCTCTTTATAAGAACTTAATTTACGGATGGAGTGACGAAGCGTTCCTACACTTACCAGTTCATTCCCTAAAGAGGAGGGTTTTATTAATCCTTTCTTACCTTTTATTGTTATTTTAGTCATCTCATCTTATTTTAGGTTGAACTTGAATTTTTTCCTTCGGATCCAAGTCCCGAAGTTTATGGCGATAGTACTCGTTCTGAGCTTCCCGCAGCGCAGCAAATGCTTCAAGGAATATTGTCGGTTGATCCTCAATTCCACCTTCATAAGGTAATGAATGGTATTTATCACAAGCAGCCTCTAGTTCTATTAACCGAGCTGAATTCTGATCATATAAACTAGTTATACATAACTCTTTGGGATTTTTGAAATAATTCATTACTACCTCAAAAGGTGGCATATCTGGCCAAACAGAACCAAAATCTTCAATTTTTTCAAGTACCTCCTCTGAAGTTAATTCTACCCTTTCTAAACTTATCTGCCTCGGGGGGTGAACTGTATCATCAAAAATAGGTATTTGAAATTCATGTTTAGATTCACCAGGCCAATGGGCTAGATAACAAGCTCTATTATCATACCATTTATAAGCCTGGCAAACCTCGCATGAATAATTTATATTTCTATCCCTCTTTTCGCTTTTCCACAACGCGAACCACATCAAGAGTTGGAGTTTTTTTTTCTCCCGCTACCAGGTGTGAAATATTATTAGCTGCATCAAAGATCTCAATAAGATATTCTGAAGAGATATCCTTAGCAACACACATAAGAGTTCCTTTATCTTCAATAGATTTTATTGCACCTTGCTTTGCAAGATCAGAAAAATCTTCTGAAAATCTAAAGTTCTCAACTTTTACAACTACATCTAAGAATTCTTCCCAGTCTGCCTGATCCAAACGGGGAACACTTAAATCACGATAACCTTTACGTCCATCACGGCCCGCAGCAGCGTATCGTCTAAGTGTTTCATTTGAATCGTGACCTTTCTTTGGTACGATGTAGAAAACGGTTTGATCTTGAAGAGGATTTTTTCGATCCTCTTCAAGAACGTAAGGTATAGGTTTTTTAGAAACGCCAGTAATCATGTTTTAATCCTTTATATTGTTTAAGAATGTTACTTAATAGTATACTTCGTTGAAGGATTAGATCTTATATTATATCCGGTCTAACTCTGCCTTATCATAACCACAATTAATAGTTATAGTAGCACTAGTATCTGTTGCATCCTGAACAGCAGCCCAATTAGCTTCAATCATAACCTCATTATCGCCTGTAATAGAATAATCAGTAAGAATAATATTCATTTGAATTGAGAAATAGTTCTTAGTATCAGTACCACCACCTTTCGGTGTTAATGTGTCTGCACCAACAGCTGCTCCCCAATAAATAGAAATAGTCTTATCAATTCCACTAATAAAATCAATCAACTGCTTGTTCTTACCTTCTGAAGAGGCATCAGACCAAGGTATACGAATCGTTCCAGTCGCTGTCAACGGACCTAAGAAAATATTCTTCACTACGTTGTTGTTATAGAAAGAGAAGTATACATTATTGTTTAATACCATTGAGAAGCCTTTAGAATCAACAGTCTGACCTGCTATCTTAACAGTAGCATCTTGCCACTTCAAAGGTGTAGTATCATCAAAAGTACTTTTAAGAACTGTTAACGCTGCACTAGCATCATATTGATCCCATTTAGCAGCAATCATCTCTGCAGAAAGAGTAACTAAACCACCTTCTTCTGCATTAACAGTTAATTGATTACAAATAGAACCCTTCATAACTTGGTCAAGGGTCTCAGATGTATCACTCATTACTTTAACAATATAGGTAGTCAAAGTAACATCTGATTGATCATAAGGTTTACAAGTTAATACATGAAGAGTAGCATTTGTAGTACCCACAACCTCTGAAGCACCATTATTAGCATCATCAGGTTGGAATAATAAAGATAAGAATAAAGACAGATTGTAAGCATTAGCTAACATTGGTAAAGTAGCTATAGCCGCTTGAGCTATAACTTGATTATACTCAATAGTTTTGCGTATAGGCTTTCCATGCGTCAATGCATTTTCTACGGTAGAAGTAGGAGCTTTCAAGTCAGGATGTTCAGTCAATAACATTGTAAATACACCCTTGGCCGTTGAGCCAGTTCCTCTTATACCTTTGTTTGCAGTAGCATTGAAACCTGGATCAGCTGTTACAGCTAAGGCTAAAGCACTAGTTGTAGTTGAAACTGCATACAAATCTTGCCAAACTTGTCTGTTTGCCATATTTTTATTCCTCCAAAAATAGTTTAAGTATTATATCATTTATTAATTGAAACATGAACGAATCTTCTATGTAAGAGTTTCAATGGATTGAGTCGTAAAACTTATGGAAGTACCATACATTACTACATCATCCATATCTATTTGACCATATTCTATTAAAGGATGGTCTATATTAAAAACTCGTCCACCAAAATATGAATTTGAATATAAAATTTTTATTACTTCATCCGAAATATCTAAATTTTCTAATAAAGCCTCTTCCTTGTCTAACATCTTAGAAATTATCAAAATCTTAAATAATCTTTCTGCCTGATCAGCAGAAGTAAACTTTCTCTTTATTTCCTCAAGATCACAGGTAACATATAAAAGAGGATAGACCATAGACGGAGTCAATACACCAGACTTGAAGGCTGCTACCTTTTTCAAGATGTTTCCTTTATAAGCTTTCAAGGTATCTTTTATAACTTCCATTAATTCCTTAGACTGAGTATTAATCTGATAAGCTTCAATGGTATTAGAGAGATCATAGTAGAACCCCTTACTATAAACATCAATCATAAAACTACCTAATTGAATAAAACCATTTTTGAAAGGAATTTGATCATCAAATCTAGCCTCTGCTATTACTAAATCAAAAGCTTTATTTTCTCCAGCCAGATCAGGAAGATAACCTTGTGTCTCAGAATAAGATAATCTTAGAATAAGTTTAAGAGTATTTATTATACCTAAACATTGATTGAAAGCAGCTTCAGTATCTAATTTATAAGTATAAACATCAAAACGTATAGTCCGAATAATATCAACCTTCTCTGTACCTATCTCTCTAATCTGTTGAACTACAGGTACAGTCACTATGGCCGGAAAAATTGGTATATTAGTTAACACACCCATTTTTATAGTTTCTATAGATCTTAACCTATCAACTTTTTCTTGCTTTAAGATTCGATCTATATTCTCTAACAACTCACTTGTAGTAGTTATAAATTCAGCCATCGCTTTCTATAGCGTTTATTTGATTTAAGTAGTACTGATTCTATTCAGCTTATTTAGAAGATTTAAGTAATACCGATTCTATTCGGCATATTCAGTAATGTCATGACCCAGAGAGTCAATATTATAAGGTACAGATTCCGGGTCTAAATTAATGGTTATAGGGTCTGCAAGAAGGTAAGCTTGTTTATCTTTAAGTTGTTCAATCCTATCATTAGCATAACTTCTATATTTCTCAATTACATCTGTACTATTAGGTACTTGAGCAGTCATAATACTATCTAATATTTCTGCAGCTGCTAGTCTAGAACTTATATTATTAATAAGCGGATCACTAGCAAATAAAGAAATATAAAACTGATCACCTATCTCAAAAGTACCAATCCAAGCCTCTTTAGGGATCGTAATTACATTAGCTATAATATAATCGTTAGCAGTTGAACCTGCAGTTAATACCCCACTAATATCACCTGTTACAGTAAAAGCATTAACTGCTGGAGCAACAGGAGTTATAAATTTTAATGTCAATACTTCGGTAATTGCAAACTTCTCTATTGTAAGAATAGGAGATATATAAGATTCATTATTATCATTCTCTCCATCACTTATAGGAGGCTTATACCAAGGTGTAGTCAATAATGTACTATAAACATTCCGCAGTTGACTCTTTATTTCGTTATCGACACCTTTTATAGCCTGAAGAATTTGGGATTTATTTACTACTGCAAAACTAACGGTAGATTTGTCCCACAAACCAGGTACTAACTGGATTACATCCAACCAAGTACTGAATAATTCAAGTTTAGCCACGAAACCCTCAATATCTTAAACTACTGGATAATTTCAACTATCCAGTAGTTTGTTTATTTCTTCACCAAATTAGGTTATGCAGTGTTCTTTACAATATAGCGATAATCTTTATGTCCACAACCACCATGATAGTTGAAGCGATACCGCATTACTATTTGGTTAGTAAAAGCTGACTCACTATCTGCAGTCTGAACAGCAGTAGCAGGTTTAAATACCCATAACCAAACAAGCTGTTTGCGGAAATCTCCAACAAACCATGAAGAATCACTTGTAAGATACCGACTAGTATACTTCTCGTAATCTTGCATACCCTGAGGACCATAAGGATTGGCAGTATTAATATTTAACAAATCAGTTGATCCTTTTGCAAGGGTCTGAGCTGTATTTGTAATCAACCATAGTCTAGTTCTCAAAGCTGAAGGTACTAGAATACCAGTAGGTGTAATTTCAATTGCATCACCGGCTTCATCTACCATTGCATCAAACAACTGAAGGGCTGCATCAATATCTGTCCAATCAACCATAGTATTAGAAGTAACTAAGTTTGGATTTAATTGACCATCAATAGTAGCGTGGGTAGTAGCATTGTAAACTGTAGCAAACTGTTTTGCTGCACCCTTGTAAATAAATGCTTTTGAAGCACTTGCCTTTTCCTTAAAAGCAGTTCTAGGAGATACTTCCAAAGTTTGAATTATCATCTTTGCGCGATGTTGACCACCTTTTTCGCCAATATCTTTCGCTCGACTTAAAAGTTGTCCAGTTCTGTCATCAAAGATTGCTTCACGGGTTAAGGATATGATTCGACCAAAGTCACCCATGATCACTCCATAGTCCTTTTCTCCGAAGAAGGTCTCTTCGTATGCCATACCTTCTGGTCTATACTCCAGACCCTCACCAGCTGTAAATCCAGCCATAGTATCAGTGGTAGTTCTAGAAGCATTGTCTTCGGTTACTAGATTAGCTGCATCACCTACTGCCAAATTATAAGCATCAAGAATACTCTTGTTAATTATAACTTTACTAATTGTAGGAAATGCACTAGTCACAATAGCCTCAACTAACTGAGTTGCCTCAGCAGTACGACTAAATCTACCTTCTGGGTCTACCAATTCCTCAAAAAGGGTAAAGATACTAAAATCTTCCGGTTTTAGTTTCTTTTCTTCTAAGAGGGTTGTGATATGCTCAGAGGCCTTCAAAAAGCCTAACTGTTTATTATCTCCAGATTCTTGAAGATGTTGATCTACTAATGTTCGTAATGTTCCTTTACGCATGTGTTTTTTATTCCTCCAAATTTTAGGTTATGCCTTTACATTGAACAGTTTGTCCAATGCAACGACGTCTATTAAACATCTCAATCGAGTTACAGAATCTAACTCCGTATCCTCAAATGCAAATGCTATAGTGTTATCAGTATCCTTTTGTAAGGAACCGGTTGAAGTATTGAAAGAGAGAGGATCTCCCGAACAATAAGAACCAGACTCTACAGGAGCATCAACGATACATTTCTGAATTACCAGAATCTTACCATCACCTGAGGCAGCTGCATGATCATCCTCAGAAATACCTACAAAAGTAGCATCCTCAGCTTCTAAATCCATCAATACAGCTTTGTTACCTTCGTAACTGATAGCATGACCTTTCTCAACTGCCGTTGCCGAAGCAATAGGAACCATTACTCGGTCCAGCTTACCATCACTGTATTTTACTATTTTAACTTTAAGGTTTGCCATAAATTAAATTTAACCTCCAAAAATGTGTTAATTGTTATTGTTTATTGTTAATTACGTAAAGCTTTAATACCTGAAACAAGTTCATCATCAGTCAATTTTACAGGAGTAGTACCTTCTGCTCCCTTAGCACGAAGCCCTTGACCAGTGATAGCAGGTGTTACAGTAGAAATTAAATCTTCACGTTCTTTGATATAGACATCAACCATTTCTGGTTTGTCTATACATCCGATTAATAAGTTCTTAAACGGCTCAGTAATATGACGTTCTTGAAGTATAGGTTTTTCCTTCTTCAGGGATTCAGAAATTTTCTGATTAACTGTAGCTAACCATAAAGCTTCTTTTTCCTTTACTTCTTTTTCGTCAAGTTTCTTCTTCAGTTCAAGAACAGTCTTTTCAGACTCTGTTAATTTAGAAGAGATATCTATTTCTTTTGCCCCTAATTTCTCCTTTTCAGCCTTTAAAACTTTAACTTCATTTTCTAATAAGATATTAGAGTCAGTTAATGTTTTTAAATTCTCCTGGATAATAGCAGCGACAATTTCAGGATTCTCTTTCTTTAATAATTCTAATGTCATAGAATATTCCTCCAGATTATTTTGTTTATTATATTTTTCTGCCTGTGAAAGTAAGGCAGTTTTTACTAAAAGTTCTAGTAAACCTTGTGGATCCGTAGAAGCAGCAACTCTATCAATTCCTCCACCTGCTGCAGCATAAGTAACGAAATCAATTGAATTCAATCCAATCCAATCTTCAATTATTTTAACTTTCTCTTTAGTACCATTTGGACCATCTCTTTCTTCTTCCTTAGCTTTTACCATTGCATCAATACTAACACCTACATCTGATGGATTATCTTTCATTGCTTCATGAAGCCAAGCAGTACTAGGATTAGGAGTCATTCTTATTTTAGCCTTTACTGATTCTGTTTTCTGATCATACCAAGGTTCATCAACAGTAGCTGCCCACTCTTTTAAAGACCTTCCTAACCCAAACATTGAAGCCCAAACATCATGATCCATACACATCTTAGGTTTAACTTTAATATGAGGAGGTAGTTTTTCAAGTACAGCAGGACTATAATAATTCTTATTCTTACTCATCCCCGGTTTAATAACAGTAATAGTAGCCCTCTTTATAGAAGGTTTACCATCCTTACCTTCTTCAATTTGGATATCAGTAATATCCTCTGGTGAAAAGGTAAGTTCTTCATGGATTTTTTGTTCTTTTATCATAAATCAACCTTTTTTATAAATAAAACAGCCCACTTAGAACCTAAAAATATAAGTATTAAGTAGGCCGAATTTAATATTCTAATCCTTGCTTATTAAAGATAACCTTGATGGTATACTAGAGTATATATCCTGAACACATAAAAACTAACTTTATTCGAATTCCAATAGTTACACAGGTGGATCATTAAAAAGTTCTTTTAATTTATGTGTAACTTCAACCTCTTTAGCATCCTGACAAGAAGTCCCCAATATCTTCATCAAGACACTCCCGTAGTAGTTACCCTGATTAAACTTTCTTAACAGGAATAAAACATTCATCCAGAAAGGAGTACCTTGTCCATATTGATTTATTCCAAAGGACTTCCTTAATTCCTTAATAATTATGTCTTCTATCTGCTCCTGTTCCTGAGGTGTATAAGTTTTCAAAATCTAACCCTTTATCGCTTTTTACCTTTGACCACTCCCCTGCGGTTATGTAATTTATTATGTTTGCTAGCAGGAATCAATTTAGTTTTTGACTTAGCACTATAGTGTTTTGGGCCACGTTTATCCAAGTGGTGGACAATTTTTTTATCACCTGGTTTTTTTCCTGCTTTTCGCCGATAATAATCGACACTTGTTCCACCGCGCCACCGTCCATTATTCTTCCCCAATCGCATTTTAGATTTCATCTTCCCAATTTCCATGACTCTAATAGATCGAGAAGCAATAACTTCCTTCTTGCTAGGAGGATTTATTACAACAATAATTTCTTCATTCATGACACTCTATTCCTCAATGATGTTTAATTGATAGTCCCTAACTGGTTCACCTTCAACTACTCGTTTTATATTCTCATACCAAGTCTTGTAATTTTTATTCATATTAAATTCTCTCAATACCCTCTCCTTAGCTTTATTTGCTATTTCCTCTAATAAGGTAGCATTATCAATTACTTCAGCAATAATCTCTACCCACTGTTTAGGATTATTAGCAATAAAACCGTCTTCCCTATTTTTAATACACTTATAAGGACCAACATCACTTGCTAAAGTAGGAGTACCCATCATAGAATATTCTAACCATTTAATATTACTTTTGGAATCATTAAAATCGTGTCCTATTAATGGAGCAAGACCTAAATCAAAATCTTGAGAAGCTAATACTGAATAATAACTTTCAAAACGTACAGGTCTAGTAAATAACTGACCTTTATATTGTGCTCCAAAGAATTTGAATAAAACCTTATCACTATCTTTAAGTAATTCTATCACATCTCTAATAATTCCTATATCCTTATCATGAGTATTAGAGCCCGCCCAACCTATTACAAACTTTTTATTATTCTTAGGCCTTCGAACAATACTAAAATCTTCAGGAAGAATAGAATTAGGATGAACTGCTATATTAGAATTATATCCAGAATATTTTTCCTTTAATACAAGAGTACTAACAAACATTGCATCCGCAAGTCTAAAAGCCTCAACAATACACCTCTTCATTTCTAATGTTATCCCCTTAGATGCAGGATTAGATAATGGAACATTTAGAATATCATCATCCAAATCCACAACTATTTTTATACCTTTCTTTTTAGCAGCAGTCATTATAGCTATTATTTCTTTTTTAAATATCCTTTGAAACATTAAAACATCAGCCAAAGGGATAACTCTAACATCTATTTCATGATCTAATAATAAATCAAACTCTTCCTTCTTATATTTAGACAACATAATAAGTGGCAGATACATCCGATAATAATAACTCCCAGCCATATCACTGTGATATGCCTGTATGTGAATTTTTTTCATTGAGAAGATCTTTCTTCATTTGTTTCCAATACTATCGGAAAACCTATAAGTTCTATAAGAGTTTCAACTACATCATTAGGTAATACACTAAGATCTATTATACTTAAAGGAGCCCCTTTCGGTTTAACTAATAAAACTAAAGCCTCTAATTCCAACTCACCTGTTAAGTCTTGTTGTTGCTTTTCCGTCTTTAGGAATTGGTTCGTTTTTATTTGGGTTCGTTTTCGGGACCGGTTGTCTCGGTTTAACTGCTCTACCATCTTGAGTTCCTGTTTCTGGAGGTATTAGCTCCTGTTGTTCAATTTTTTGAGCTGCTATTTCCATTGGCCAGTTATATCCAGCTTTTGTACTCAATGTAGCTCTACTTGCTATTCCAATAGTATGATGTATCTGTAAAACTTGAGCCTGTTGTAAGGCATCCTCTTGTATCACATCAGGAAATATAATATCAATTGGAATATTTACTGTATTAATATTTTCTTCTTTTTCTCCATCCTTAAGTATCTTTTCAGCTTCTTTAATAATATCAAGTTTAGGTCTTCCTTCAATAACTGCTAAATTAATAGCTCTTGCTGCATCTACTTGAGATTCAATAAGGTAACTTTTAACTTTAGTAATATCTTTAAGTTCCTTAGCCCCAACCTTAGCCTGTAGTAAAGTTCTAAGAATCATTTCCCATTCTACGTACCAAAAATCTTGATTATCCATAATCATTTGACTAAATGGAGTATCGCTCTTTTTTATACTAGAATAATTCTGTTGATCGGATCTCTGATCCAAAATATAAATTGGAATATTCACACCGGAAGCAATAGTATAAAGGATAAGTAGAGCATCTTTTTCTGCATCACCTGATTCAAGTTTAGAAGACTCAGTTCTATACTTAACATTCTCATTTTCAATCAACATAATACCACCTCGAGGTGACTTTCGTTCCTTAGTAATAGCCTCAGAACTTCTACCCTTTACCTCTTTTATCCATACTACTTTAGAACGCTCATGATTAAGTCTAATACGATCCACAACAAAATCTTCATAATATTTCAAATACTTCATTATAGACTGCATAGGTACTCGACCTCGAGTTTCACCTTCAATACCATATTTTATAAATTGAAGAACAAGATTATCAGTAAATTCGTTTCTATGAGCAGATAGATAAGAATCAAATTGACTTTCTTCCCATTTTCGATAATCTACCGAAGGTATCCACCTATCTAACTCTTTTCCAGCTAAGAGAGATACCTGTTGGTGAAATGCAAAAATATTCTCAGTATCTTCAGGATGGGTCTCAACTTCAGTTATCTCTTTAGGAGCAATACGCCTAAGTAATAAGTTGCCTTTTTTACCTATAAATAATGCTAAAGGATATTCACCTTCAAGATAGGTCATCAATACCATTGACTTACAACGCTTATCTACTTTATTAAGCTGACGAAAATTACGTATTACTTCCTGGACTTCTTTATCTGGAACTCTAAATTGAACTCCTGAACCTACTGTATAGTATTGTATATTATTAGCAATATTCCTAGCATGAGGATCAGTAAAATACTTTGCTACTGCAGCATCCTGCATAGCAAATAGATCACCAGGTTCTTGTTCTCGTAATGATAGAGGATTAAAGTTGAATGAAGTCTCTATTATTTGTTTCACTGCCTCACTTACCTTTATATCCTTAAGAAATTTAGAAGGAATAGCTACTTTAAAGTCTATCTTACCCTTCATATTTTCTAAAGCGAAGTAAGCTGGATCCTCAAACCACTCCACATTTCCCCCATCATCTCTCCCCTTAGAGAATTCAGCATTTTTCCTAAACTCAGTCAAGGCCAAATCAATGCTTTCTTGGATTCGTTGGTCGTAGCTATCTTTATTAGTAATTATTAGTTTTTTAAGCCAAAATTTTTTCATAATTCACCTATAATCAAAATCATCACTATCACTCTCTATATTTTCCTTATTCTCATCAATATAAGTTGAAGTCAGTGTATCGTAAAATGGATCCTCAATGGCTTTCATCTCCTCCTCAGACATTTCAATATATTCAAATTCATTATTCACACAATTAAATACAGAACCAGCCATAGACTCTATCAAATCACTTGAACCACCTGGGTGACATGCAATCTTATTTCTCTTAGAATTGTGTTCCAATTCTTTTGATTCTATGATCCAAGGTTCTCTAAGATGAGATCCATCTAAAGTTCTAGGTACTAATAATCTATCTGTATAAATAACCTGCTTTAAAGATTCATAAGCCGCTGTATATTGACCTTCTGTACTTCTTTTCTTAAAACCCTCCTTTTCATGTTTATCAAGCAATATCTTCTGGGTAGTACGATCTATAGAAAGGGTAGTTGTGGTATAACCTGCATCTTTCAATATTTGTATAGAATCTACAGAATTGTGAACAAATATACCTGACTCAAGACCAAAGTTATGATAATTCTCAACTTCTAGATCATACACGTCATCATAACCATAAAACTCTATAGCTTTAATTTTATGATTATTAAATTTTTTCTTTCGGAAATAAAGGGGCATGACTGAATCATTAATCTTTAATTCACTCGCTAATTTATAAGTTCCATCTCGCATCAAGATAGGATGTCCACCTGTACATAATAGGAACTCCCCATTATCTATAGTTATCTTATAAATCGGGACCTTATTTCCTGTTTTTCGAGCATTCTTAGCTTTACCAGGAACAATCATTCCTCTATCATTATCCCAACTATAAACCCAATAATCTTTACCAGGAGGCATTTTAGAAAGTTCTTCAATGGTAGAAGAAGTACCATCTAACAATTTAATTTTTGTCGAACCATGTAAACAATTAAATCTATCAAATGTTATTAAAGTAATATAAAAATGTCTTCTAGATGTCATATATATTAACTCTCTTATATCTCCTAATATAATCTCCTCACCTTTAACGGCTGAAATCTTACCTATAAAATCGAAAGTTATAAAAGGTACCTTTATCTGTTCCAATACTTCTCTTCCATCTTTTATCATTGAAATTTGTTGAGTAATAAATCTAGAAGCATGACACATTGAAATACCTACTGAATCACGACTAACTGCTAAGTCTATATGCATATAACGCCTAAAATTATCAGTACATGTAAAATCATCTCTAAACTTTAATGCAAAATCATCAAAAGGATTCCAAAGAGTATCACTAACGGTCTTTTCTGATTTTCCTTTACGTCTGAAAAAAGGTCTTAAGGCCTCTAGTGGGATACATGCTATATCTCTTATAAAGTTATCAGGGTCAGAATCAAAGCGTTGTCTTAATTCTATGGGAATTCTTATAATGGCCATAAATCACACTTTCAAAGCTTTATGTATACGGTCAACCCAAGCTAATCGATACACTACATTATATAGACTGAGAGCGTCTGCTACAGCCCGGTGCTTCATTGCCGACTCTATATTATAGTATTTAATAATAGTTTGCAATTTATTATTTATAGTAGGTAATCTCATTTCTCTAATCCAAGGATAAAGATCCAGATACCTATGGTTATTTTGAGTAATTTTATAATAATCAAGAAATACCTTTTCAAATGGAGCATTATAAGCTAAAATTGGAGCCTTATGAATAAAATCCGCAATAATCCCCTGTAAATTTTCAATTGTAGGAAAACCTGACAACATCTCTTTAGTAATACCTGTTTCTACAGAAATATCAAAAGGTATATTTCCTTTTATATTGATAAAAGTATGGAATATATCAAATATCCTATAACCATCTGCCTTTATCAAACCTATTTCAGTTATTTCTGTTCCCCTATTAGGAGATAAGCCTGTAGTCTCAATATCTGCATAGATCACAATCATTATAATTTATAGACCTCGATTCCATCTTCTGTCTCAGGTTTAGAGTTATTTAATCTCTCGATTATATTAGGATCTTCAATTACTTTTAATTTGTCGGTATCTACATAAAAATATTCTCCACTTTGATAAAACTTAGGACCCTTTGCTACCCATAAAGGTCTCCTTTTCCAGAAAATACCAGAAGATAAACCTAACTTCTGGGCTTCTCTCCTTTTTCTAGAAGTAAAATCTCCTGGATACTTTGGAGAAGAGCACATACAAATTAAACCTGGAAGGGTTCCATCTGGCCTCATAAATCTGGAAGCCATACGATTCATTATAGCGTTATACATTTCCTCTGCCGCATCATAAGTCTCTTCGGACTCTGCAGCCCTCTTTGAGTCTTCTACTACTTCTAAAAAATTAGCCTCATCAACACAATTGTGAACTACTATACCATTACTTAATATAAAATTAGATGTTTCTGAATTAACTACATCAAAAACGTCCTCTTTACCTAATAACTTCTTTGACTTAATTCTACATTTAATAAAACCTCTATCACTAACTATTTCATCTTTATCAGTAATTTCATCAAGAGATTTATAACTAAACTTATAACCTTTTCTCCTGGATCTTCTGTAAGTCATAAAGAGTTGATCAGCTGTGGCTTTGAATTTACTACCATCTTCCATTTCGACTTCATAAACTTCTGTATTCTCTCTAGTTTTAATTATATTCTGGGCATTAACATTAATAAAATACTTCTCATTAAATCCCTTTAAAACTATTGGACCACAGTTTTCTAACTCTCTAAAAGTTTTAATCTCTCCACTACCTAATTTAATTTCTACATCCCCCGTAAAACAACCTCCCAATAAATTATACCCCAAAGCAGATAAAGCCGAGCTCGTGCCAGCATATACTACTGTATTGTTTCGAGAAATAAAAATCTCTCTTCTCATACGAGGATTAGAAGGAAAATAATCTTGATTAAAAGGAGATTTAAACCTCTTCCATACATCACTGAATATAACACGACGGGATTGAGCTTCGGATCTTGATAAACAGATAAATGCAATTGTAGAATCTTTATGTAAGTTGTAGTATTCCTGGGGGCTCAAGTGCATAGACGCTTCATACCACAATAACCAAAGTAAAACGGCTACCTTTATAGTTTTCCCACTATTTTTCAAAACAAAACCATTTCCAACAAATAAATGACTATCAGGAATGTGAAAATCAAAAACTTCCTGATTACCTAAATCCTCAACTTGCTCAATCTTTAACCAAACACAATTCTCCCTTAACCGTTCTTCTATAGCTTTCAGTTCTCCTGAAACATTAGAAATAAATTTATACTGATCATAAAACTTTCTTAATTTAGTTCTGCCTGGGTTCTGTTTGCCATAAACTATAGTTTTAAACCTCCTTACAGCATTACCAATTCTATCTCCATATTTAACATTATCTACTATTTTAGTCAAAATCTTAAATTGATGGGGTATTACTTCTATATTAGGATTAAATTTCTCTTTTAATAACTCACTTTTATTTTGTTTCCTTTTAAGACTAAAACCTATAAACTCATAAAACTTTTTAGCATTAATCCCATTAATCTTAAGTCTCCAAACAACAGAGGTTTTCTTATCAATTCTAGCTATACCTTTTGGTCCCCAACAACATTTCTTAGTTCCTATCAAAGAAAAAATATCAAAGTTTAATAAAATTAGTTGAAGCTGTTTTATCAACTTCTCATTAGCAAGGGATATTCTAACCCTTCCTTTTTTGTCCACACTCCCGTCTGTAGTAAATAAACCTCTTAAAAAAGCAGCTTGAATTTCTTTGGGAGCCTCTAATATAAACCACGGAACTTCTTTAGTATAACAATCCCCTGTTACCCCGCACAACTTCAACCAACGGACAAAACCTCTGCCAATAAAATGATAACTTAAATTATCAATAGGATTCTGATGATTATTTTTTACACTTATACTGCTACAAAAATTTTTAAAAGTTTCAATCAAGAGATTTATACATTCTTGGTCAATTTTACTTTGAGTAAAACTAACCTCATTCTCTCCTATCCCTCCATCACCACAAATAACCCCAAAACCATAAGCAATATCCTCAGTCAATTCTATTAAATTATTCTTGAAGTTTGGCAAAATTCTACGACTACCAAAAAGATTCATTCCTTTAGCTACAGCAACATAGTCTCCTACCTTTAACCTACTAGCTTCTTCCATTGTAGAATAACCATTGTTTTGCATTATTTTAATAGGTTCTACAATAGAACAAACTAATTCAAAACCTCCTCTTAGTTTTATTTTTAATGTAGGTTTGTGAGTTTTTATGATATGGGAAGGATAATCAATTTTTTCACCATTGTAAAGACCTATAATAGACTTGTTGAGATATAAATCTTTAATAGTTTTTAGACCTTCAGTAGTATAAATATAAGTATTAGGTCCTACACAGCCAATGCCTTCCTCGTCGATAAAAGTATGTATATTAACCCCTGGCTTCTTTCTCAGACCCCACAACTCCACTATATCATCTAATACTCCTGGATATACCTTATCCCCAAATCCCAAAAAGTAATTATCCCTAATTAAAGTTTCTACAGGTATACTTTTAAATTCATCTATAGTTTGTTGATTCCAAGATTTTAGAGAACCTGTGGTTTCTTCGGTCCAATCCTCTATCCACTCCTTTGCTACATCCGAAAGTATACCCTTGAATAATTCATTGTCTGGCACAAATTACACCCTTCATATTTGTCTCCGAAATAAGGCTATTCCACATGGTTTATGTTTCTTAGAAATATATTCCCCTATAAATTCCATTCCCTTATCAGCTTTCAATTCACGGACTACCCGTACCCCTCCACATTCTAGCAATGCCGAATCATGCAGAATCAAAAATCCACCCACCCTTAAATAAGGCAAATAAAGAATTGTATCCAGCTTCATGCCAGCATACGAATGATCACCATCAATCAATATAATATCAAAAGGTGCAAAGGCAGAGACTTGCCTTACTGATTCTTCATCTTGGGAATTACCAATAATTTCTGTATATTTCATATTCTTCAAAATATCCACTCTCAATTTTGCCTTATAATGTTTGTTATCATCAATCAGGATAATTTGTTCAGGATGAAAAAAACGATTGAATAGAAACGTAGTTCCACCTGCTGCCACTCCAATTTCAAGATAAGATTTTATTGATTCCTCTGATTCAAGAATAACATGGATACAAGACGCTATCTCATCTGGTACCTGCTGACAATGAATTCCACCCTCATAAGTCCCTCCGAATACACCAAGATCATCTGAGCCGGCATCTTCAATGAATTTCTCAATTAATACCAGTGAATAAGGAAGATCATAAATCCCCCGAAATGAAATATCCTCTTTTTCTACTGATATTTCAACCCCATCAATTATTATTTTTCCTTTTGCCTTTGCCATAATCCTTCCATTAAGTTTTTTGAATGATACATTGAAAATCTACATCATACTCTATTGCTTTTGGAAATCTGTAGTTTCTTCGGTCCAATCCTCTATCTACTTTACTTACCTTTCTTCCGACCCTTAGTTTTGCCTAATTTCTTCCTTTTAATAAAAGCAGCTAAACCTCCTGGACTTTTTATACCTTTCTTCCTTGCTAACTTTTTCTTAAGGGAAGTAAAGCTTTTTCCACCACATTTTTCTTTGGAATTTAATTTCATTATTTGTTCTAATAATTCTCTTGACATTTTCTACCTCATTTTTATTATTTTTCCAGCCATTGTTTGAATCTTTTATTTAATTCTATTTGTAGTGAATCCTTTTCCGATATGAGTTTCATTATTCTTTTATTTTTTTCTTTTAATAATTCTTCACAAGGCAAATCTACTCGTTCTAACTTTAATGAGTAACAACATCCACTTAAAAATATTAAGATTATAATTATTGTTTTCATTCCTTCTTCTCTCCAAAATGAAATCCAGTTTCATCTTCATAGCCAAGTGGTGCTGTCTTGCATAAATAAATGAAGAAACCGACAGATAAAACGATATAGATTATTAAGTATATCATTGTTTCTTCTCTCCGTCAGCTGATGGATTTGCTGGTTCAACAGCTTTAATTAGATATTCAAAGTCTGGTGTTACATTATACTGTCCATCTGTAATACCTTGTGCATTTAGATATACTTGCAAGATAATACTAAAACGTCCATTTAATTCATTAATAGTTCTTTGCAGGTCTGCCAACATCAACTTGGTTCTTTCGTCAATTTTAATTTTATCAGTTTTATTTTCCATTTGTTTGTTCTTTCTCAATAAGTTTACTTAAAATAAACTTTTCCAACATTTGGTTTCGTATCAACCTCTTTTCTTCATTCATAACGCTTTTTAATAAAATCATAAATTCTGAATAACTTAATTTCGCAGGTATAATAGTTCCATCTTCTTCTTTTATCTCTTCAATATCTTTTAAGAAAATAGTATCATTACCGATAAGAATAAAATTACCCGTATTATCTACATATCCTGTTTCATAATTTAGATTTACGTTTGGCGGAATTTCTTCGCTTGCTAAAATCAAGCTCTTATATCTTCCGTGCGTCTCCGCTGGATTTTTTTGTTTCATTAATTTAAACATTATTTTCTCCTTTATGTTAATTGACCAGAAGCTTGTAATCTCGCCTCTAATTCAGCAACTCTTGTTTGTAAATTAAGAATAACTTTTAATACTGTTTGACCTTCATCGGCAGATACAAATCCAAAAGGTGTAGTTTGAGTTAAATCAGCAATAGCATAATCAGGCGTTCCAGGTGCTGTTGCAGTAATAGAAGTAAGTTGTGTAGTAAGAGCTGCACCTTTGAATAATTTAACTATGTGTCCTGCTTCAGTCCCAAAATGAAACGCTGCATTACCCGCAACAATATCCGCTACCCATTGTTGAGCCATATCGGCAGGAAAAGTAGTAGGTGCTGTGCCTAATCCCATTCCCAAACCTTTTGTAATAGAAGTTCCGAAAACCACCGTCCCGATGCCGACGTTGCCGAGATTATTAATGACCATTTTTACGGTTGGGGTTGTTGCACCTGTTGCAAAAACAATGTCTGCATTTGCTGATGTCCTCGGTTGAATAATTAAATTACCATAACTATTAAAAGGATATGCACCAACATCCGACCAAGATTGATACAACGCAGCATTCCATTGATTTGTTAATAACGCAGCTTGTCTAGCTGGTAATTCAACACCCATAAATGTTTCTCTATATAAACCATTAGCACCACTAATTAAGACATTTCCTGCTACTTCCAACTTCGCCCCCGGACTCGTCGTCCCGATGCCGATTCTATGATTAACTGAATCTATAAATAATGTATCGGTATCAACAGTAAGATTATTAACACCCAAGTTTATCGCTCCACTTGCGCCAGAGTAGGGTATCCCACCTGATGATAACAACTGAAAATTAATTCCATCATAAATAACAGAACAAAGTTGACCAGCTTTAATATCTCCATCGTTTAAGTCAACATTATATTGTTTCTTTATTGTTTTTATACCAAGTGCGTTCACATTCAGCGTACAAATACCAGTGTTAATTGTATTTGCCTTGAAATGAACTACCATTCCAGTTGTATATGCAGCGGGTGCGGGTGAAAGAGTAATTGCATAGGCATCGGTAGTACCAGCATCGGCAGCATAAACTAATCCACCGTTTTGTATCTCTGCTTTTGTAGGATAGTGAGCGGGTGTAGTAGAACGATTAGTAGTTCCATCACCAACAAAAAGTTCAAAAGTATCTGTAGTCCATCCCGGTTCGCCAGCCGCTAAAGTAGGTATGGTTGCTTTTGTGCCACGCTTTATTCTTAAAGAATTTGCCATTTATTTCACTCTTCTTTTAGGTTTAATAGATGCTTTTAGCTCTTCAAATCTATCAAAAATAATCCGTTCATTCCTTCGGGCTTCATCTCTTTCTAAAGCTATATTGTGAACTTGCTCTTCAAGTTGTATAATGCGAGGATGCCGTTCATTTTGTATTGTTTCAAGATTTGCCTTAAATTTTACGGTTTCTGCTTCGAGATTTGCTT